ATGATGGATATCTTGGTAATCAAAACTTAAAAAAAGTTGGCGTTGAATTATCTTTTACTGAAGAGCAGTTAACAGAAATAGTCAAATGCACCGATGACCCGGTGTATTTTATTCGAAAGTATGTAAAGATTGTTAATGTGGACTTAGGTTTAGTTCCATTTAACATGTGGTCTTTCCAAGAAGAAATGGTTCGTGATTTTCACACAAATCGTTTTTCTATATGTAAAATGCCGCGCCAAGTTGGTAAAACTACTACAACAGTTGGTTATATGTTGTGGTCAGTTCTCTTTCAACCAGATTACACAGTTGGTATCCTTGCAAACAAAGGTTCTCTTGCTCGAGAGATTCTTGGTCGTATTCAAAAAGCCTACGAATATCTTCCACTTTGGTTGCAACAAGGTATCATAGTTTGGAATAAAGGTAATATTGAACTTGAAAACGGCTCAAAGATTTATGCGTATGCAACATCTGCAGCCGGTGTTCGTGGTGGTACCTATAATTTAATTTTTTTAGATGAATTCGCTTTCGTGCCTCATAATATGGCACAAGAGTTTTTTACCTCAACATATCCTGTGATATCTTCTGGTAAAACATCAAAAGTTATTATTGTTTCTACACCAAATGGCCTCAATCTGTTCTACAAAATGTGGACAGATGCCATTGAAAAACGCAGTCTTTATAAACCAATTGAAATTCATTGGTCTATAGTACCAGGCCGTGATGCTAAGTGGAAAGAAGAAACAATACGAAATACTTCAGAGGAACAATTTAGGCAAGAATTTGAATGTGTTGATGGTGATACTATTGTAGAAATATTAGATACAAAAACAAATGAAGAATATAGGGTTAGAATAAAAGATTTATATGAATTAATTTGATTCTGAATTATATGGCGTTTCGGACCAATATATTTATAGAATCATAACAAGAAAGTCTAAAGTTGTTTAATAAAAATACAAGATATCAAATAAAAACACCAACTGGTTATAAGCATTTTGAGGGTGTGCAAAAAAAAATTGTTGATAGCTTATATACCATCAATTTTGAAGATATGACATTCATAAAATGTTCAGGTAAGCATGCTTTTTTAAGTGAGAGTGGTTTTATACAAGCTAACGCTTTGACTACAAATAACACCTTAACAGGCAAAAAAATAACCAACATTTTGGCAAATTTTGGCCAATTTGAAGTATATGACCCTGTTGGTGTTGAAGAACATTCGACATATTTTTCGAATGGCATAATTTCACACAATACAGAATTTATTGGTTCTTCTGCAACACTTATTTCTGGTTCTAAGTTGCGATCATTGGCATTCCATGATCCTGTGGCACAAGAAGATGATTGCCATTTAGATATCTACGAATATCCAAAAGAAGGCAGATTGTATATTGCTACAGTGGATTGTTCGGAGGGAGTAGGTTTAGATTATCATACAATTAATATAATTGATGTTACTCAAACTCCTTATAGGCAGGTTGCTAAATATAGAAATAACAAGTTGCCGTTATTGTTCTTTCCAACAGTTGTTTATAGCATCTGTAAAAGATACAATCAGGCATTTGTATTAATTGAAACAAACAATGTTGGCCAACAAGTGGTTGATATTTTACACTATGACTTAGAATATGAAAATATTTATAAAATTGATCATCATCATATCAAAGGCCAAAGTATTTCAGGTGGTTTTAAAAGGCAATCAAATTTTGGTATTAAAACTACAAGAACAGTTAAAAAAATTGGTTGTGCTAACTTAAAGACGCTAGTAGAATCAGATAAGTTAATTGTCAATGATTTCGACACAATTGCTGAAATGAATACCTTTGTTCGTGTTCGTAATAGCTACGCAGCTGAAGAAGGTAATAATGATGATTTAGTAATGGGTCTTGTATTGTTTGGATGGTTAACAGCTCAATCATACTTTAAAGATTCTACTAACATCGACATACGAAAAGTATTATTACAAGAAAATAACATGTATGCCGAAGAAGATTTGGCGCCTGTTGGGTTTATTGATGATGGCCAAAAAGAAGAAGTTTCAGTAGATTCTGGTGATGTATGGACAGAAAAAGGTTACTTGTTCTCAACTTTATAAAAAACTAAATAGACAATAAAAGGAAATTGACCCGATAACAAAAGGAGAAATCCATGGCATTTCAACTATCCGCTGGGGTAAATGTATCAGAAATCGACCTGACCACAGTTGTCCCCTCAGTTGCCACTTCAACTGGCGCTTTTGCCGGACCGTTTGCTTGGGGACCTGCGAATACTATCATTACCATATCTGATGAGACTCGCCTTGTTGATAAATTTGGTAATCCAGATGATAGTAATTATGAATACTGGTTCTCAGCCTCTAACTTTCTAGCATATTCTAATAATCTAAAAGTGGTTCGTGCAATTAATGTTGCACAATCTCGAAACGCTACATCCAATACTAATAATGTGGTGTTAATCACTAATGAAGATTCATATGAATCTAGTTTTTCATCAGGTTCTGCTAACGCTTATGGTGTATTTGCCTCTCGTTATGCTGGTTCTTTAGGTAACTCTCTTAAAGTTTCTATGGCAGATGCTAATTCATATAGTAGCTGGACATATGCTTCAGAATTTGATTCTGCACCAGGCACCTCTACATATACTTCTAACCAAGGCGGCTTGCGTGATGAATTGCATATCATTGTTATTGACGAAGATGGCAAGTTTACAGGTACACAAGACACAATTTTAGAAAAATATCAATTTGTATCTAAGGCGTATGACGCTAAAACAGATTCAGGTGATACAAACTATTATAAGAACGTTCTTGCTCAAAAATCAGAACATATTTACTGGATGGATCACCCATATGCAAACGGTGCTAGCAATTGGGGATCTTCTGCTTCAGGTACAACTTTTGCTAATTTAACATCTAACGTTACTGTGTCGATGACGGGTGGTGTTGATGGAACAATTTCAACTGCTAATGTAGTGGTTGCATATGATTTTTATGACAATGCTGAATCAGTAGATATCTCTTTAGTCGTTTCTGGCCCAGCAAATCAAACTCTTGCTGACAGCTTAATTTCAATGGCAAGCACACGCAAAGATTGTTTAGTGTTTTTGTCACCAGAAAAAGCAGATTGCGTAAATAATCCAGGTAATGAAGTTACCGATACAGTTGCATATCGTAATACATTGACATCTTCTTCATATGCTGTTTTAGACAACAACTGGAAGTATCAATACGACAAATACAATGATGAATATCATTGGATTCCATGTAACGGTGATGTTGCTGGTCTCTGTGCTCGCACAGATCTTGAGCGTGATCCATGGTATTCGCCAGGTGGTATGAATCGCGGTGTTTTAAAGAATGTCATTAAGTTAGCATATAATCCAACTAAAACAAATCGTGATGAATTATATACAAAAGGCATCAATCCAATTGTTTCATTTCCAGGCGAAGGTACGGTTCTTTTTGGTGATAAGACAATGTTGAGCAAACCATCTGCATTTGATCGTATCAATGTTCGCCGTTTATTTACTGTACTTGAGAAATCAATTAGCCGTGCAGCTAGATTTTCATTGTTCGAATTTAATGATCAATTTACTCGTGCTCAGTTTATTGCTCTCATAGAACCATTTTTGCGTGATGTGCAAGGTCGCCGTGGTATTATTGACTTTCGTGTTGTTTGTGATGAGACAAATAATACACCAGAAGTTATTGATCGCAACGAATTTGTTGGCGACATTTATATTAAACCTTCTCGTTCAATCAACTTTATTCAACTTAACTTTGTTGCAGTTCGCACAGGTGTTTCGTTTGATGAAGTTGTAGGACAGTTTTAAATAGAAAAACAGGAGAAAATTAAATGGCTTTTTCCGTAAACGAATTTAGAAGTCAAATGATTGGGGACGGAGCTCGTCCAAATCTGTTTGAAGTTTCTATGCCTTTTCCTGTATTTTCTATACCAGGAAATGCACAAACAAAACTAACTTATATGTGTAAGGCTGCACAGTTACCTGGCGCAACGCTAGGTACTGTACCTGTGCAATACTTTGGTCGTGAACTTAAATTTGTAGGCAACAGAACATTTGCTGACTGGACAATCACAGTTATTAACGATGAAGATTTCGTAATTCGCAATGCCTTTGAGCGTTGGATGAACGGCATCAATTCACACAGTTTAAATGTTCGTAATCCAGCTGCATTGTCACCACTTGGTTATACAGTTGATGGCGATGTTACACAGTTTGGTAAGAATGGTAATTCTTTGAAAAAATACAAATTTATTGGGCTATATCCAAGTGATATTACCTCAATTGATGTTGACTGGGGTTCAAATGATACGATTGAAGAGTTCTCAGTTACTTTAACTTATCAATGGTGGGAATCAGTACAAACTGGTGTGGTGTAATAGTAGAGGGAAAATTCCCTCTACTTTTATTTTTATAGAATGAGAGGCACCTAAAATTGCAATAAAACTTTTTGGTTTTACCCTTGGTTCAAAAGATGTTGTTCAGGCTCAACCGCCTGAGCAACCTTCTTTTGCACTTCCAACTCCTGCATTTGATGATGGTGCAGTTACTATTACTCAAAATGCTTATTACGGCACTTATGTTGACTTAGAAGGTGCAGTTCGTAATGAGTTAGAGTTAATTACCCGCTATCGTGAAATGTCTAATCATCCAGAATTAGAGATGGCAATTGATGATATTGTCAATGAGGCTATTACACACGATGATACAGGTAAAACAGTTACCATTGTTTTAGATAAATTAAAACAGCCTGAAACGGTAAAGAAAAAAATTATTGAGGAATTTGAAAACATCCTCAAAATGCTGAATTTCGGTAATCTTGCTGACGATCTTTTCAAACGCTGGTATATTGATGGTCGCATTTATTATCATGCAGTTGTAGATGAAAAACGCCCACAAGAAGGTATTAAAGAGTTACGATATATTGATCCACGCAAGATTCGTAAGGTGCGTGAAGTTAAAAAAGAGCGAGACCCAAAAACTGGTGCCGATATTATAAAATCAATTGCTGAATACTATGTGTATTCTGACCGAGGCGCAACAACACAGACCTATGGTGCTTCAGTAAATGCAGGTC